CACATTACCTCCAGAAATACCACCTCTTAAAGCAGCATCGTTCAAGTATTTCCAATCAGTTTTGTAGAAATCATAACCTCTACGGAAACCTGTAAATCCTAAGTTCAATGCCATTTGCTCGTCGTTATCAAATAAACCGTAAGACGTACCGTTTGCTCCGTAAGAGTTTTGGCTAGCCAACATATCATTGATATCGTTAGAGAATTGACGGTTCAAGAAGATAGCATTTTCTTCGATAGCTCCTTGTTTGTCTAATCTTTGGATGATGTAATCAAAATCTTGTAAAGTACTTGGGTTACCACCTGACCATACGTTACCTCTTTTGTTTACTACGTAGAATAAACCTTCAGTTCCTTTAGCAGTAGCAACAGCTCCAGAACCAGCTTCAGCAGGAACTCCTTCAACCATAGCCATCTCTAAGTAATCTTCGAATCTCAAACGAGTTTCGTGCTCAGATTTGATGTACCATAAGTAACCAGTTGCTCCGTTTTCAGTTGTAACTTCAACCCATCCAATTTGTGCCATATCTGATCCAGATACTGCATATTTATCTTTGATGATAATTGGAGAGTTTTCGAAGATTTCGTCAGAAGATTCTAATGACTCTACCATACCTTCAGTTCCTTTACCAAACTCAGAACCGTAAACAAACGCAGTAACTACAGCAGTAGTTCCAAAAGTTTGACCAGCAGCTTCGTAGTAAGCTACATCAAATGTGTTAGCTGTATAATCAACAGCTGTAATGATAGCTTTGTTAGAGTGGTTAGCAACAGTACTGTTGTCAGACAAGAAAACTGTTTGTCCTACTCTGAAAGCGATTCCAGTTGTAGAAGTAGCAGCAGGATTCAATACGTCAGATACAGTGATAGTAGCAGTGTCAGAATTTGCAGCTGCGTCAGAAGCACAGTTAACATATTTAGTGTGTAAACGTCCTTGTTCTGCCCATTTGATAAGGTCAGAGTTAGACGGCATTTCAGCTCCAACGACTCTTAAGAAAGAAGCGATAGAACGATTCCCGTAACGCTCAAACTCTTTTTCATAAGTATCAGGAAGATACTGATTCAAGAAGTTGAAGTTAGTGATGTAATTTGATGCTAAGGTTTTTTTCTCAGCACTTGGTTGTAATTCAAACCCAGGGGTTGATAAAACTGATCCAGCCATTTTTTTTGTTTTTAAAGATTATTTTTTACTTCTAATTTTTAGTCCTCGACCAGCATCATCGTTTAAAGACTTGACTTGGAAACCAGAGTTAGCAATAGGGGCAGGAGAATTTCTCACGTCCATATCAATGTTTTTAATGTTTCGTGCACTATCTAATAATGCATCAGACTTTCCTTGTTCGTAGAAATGTCTAGCTAACTTATCTGGGTTCATTGCCGCAGTCAAAGCACGATGGTATCCAACGGCGTCACTAATTAATCCATTCTCATCTAAAAATTTAGATATGAAATTATTAACATCAGACTGAAGCGACTTAATCTCTGAAGGACTTCCTGGAGAAAACGTATGTCTTTTGTCTCCTAGATCGAACTCAAAACCTTTGAATTCATTCGAAAAGATCTCATCTGTTTTCTTTTGAAAATACTCAGACTTCTTAGAAGCCTCTTGTTGGTACGTTTGTGATTCTTGAACGTATTTCTTGTAGGCATTGTACATCTCTTTCTCTTCGTCAGAAACTAAACCTCCTCTTGACTCAAGCGGAGTTTTGTACTGTTCTTTCAAATCGTTGAAATATTTCTTTGCCTTAGCAAGCTCTTTTTTCTTAGCCATTTCCTTTTTCTTGACAACTTTTTCATCATCAAAATCTTCGTCATAACCAAACTTATCCTCTAAAAGATATGCAATATCTTCTTGATCTAAGTCTTCTTCTGTTTGACTGTAGTACTCGGCTAATAATTCATCAGGATCAGAATCATCATAACTTCTGTTAAGCTTAACAAAGTCATCAATACCTCTCCCTGTTTCCTTCTTAAATTTAAAGAAGGCAGAAACATCCTCTGGTAAATCATCTTGAGCATCTCTCTCAGCTACAAGATCGTCAATAGAGTTTATTTCTTTATTATATCTATTCTTAATATAAGAAAGAACGTCTTCATCTCTTAGAGAAACCTCTGGTTTTTCTAATTCTATTTGTTCGTTTTCAACTGGCTCTTCATATTGAGCTTGTTGTTCAGCTTCGTGCTTATCTAAAAGCTCTTGCTCGATTTGTTGAACTGACTTTTCTTCGCCAGCTCCCAAATCTCTTACTTTGAAATTTTCCATTTGATTTAATTTAATTTTTTAACTTTCATTTTTGTTTTAGTAGGCTTAACAGTTCCTTTACTAGGAGTATCTGTTAACTTACTAGGAGCAATAGTCCTTCTATTAGTAATGGTATTTCTACCCACTATTAATTGTATACTTTTATATCTGCCGTTACTTTTCTAGTTCCTAACAAAGTATAAGGGTTTACTGGCGCTTGAGCCGCGTCAACAAAATACATAACAACCTCACTAGACGTTTGTCTCTGTAACCAGTAATGACCAACGATAGCGTTAGAGCTATATATAGGAAGTCTTACAGCTCCAGAGTTGGTTGTAGATCCTTGATAAGCAAAAGGTGTTATTAATGTCTTATTGCTAGTAAACTTTCCGTTAGAAGAAAATAAGTAAACCCCAGTTCCTGCTTGAGAAACTGTTACATCATCAACTATATCTGAGTAAACAATAGTATCATCAGGAGTTCCATCAGGTAAAAACTGAAGAAAAGCAACATAAGATTTAAATACAGACCCAGCACCAGTTGGACCTTGAGGTCCTGTTGGTCCCTGAGCACCTTGAATACCTTGCGCTCCCTGAGCAGCTAATAAAGCCCAGTGAGTTGTATCAACAGATGGATTAGACGTTCCAGAAGTAGCTAATATACAGAACCAAGAAGCTCCGTCATACCCAACAGCATCGTCAGCAACGTAAGACGTTCCAGAAGTCCATGCTCCTTTCCATTCTAAACCTGCTGGTCCAACTGGTCCTGGAGGTCCTGCTGGTCCTTCAACACCCTGAGGTCCTTCAGATCCAACACCTACAAAACTAGCGATATCCTCTGCCGTAAAAGGCTGAGATAAAGAGTTTATGTTATTAGTCTTTTTTTCTTCTAAATTAGCTGCGTCACTAAATCCTATAAATCTTGTTGTGCTTGTTATCGCCATCTTTTTATTTTTTTTGCAAAGTTAACTATTATTTTTATATGTTATCTAGGTGAGAACTCAGCCAGGTCAAACCCGTCTAAACTATCTTCCTCGCTTTCAAAGTCTATAGGAGGCAAATTGTTTTTACGTTGCTCAATTAGCTTTGATTGTTGCGTGTTTTGAAGCGTAACTCTTTGGTCTTTAGCTTGTTCTTTTAGAGTGTCTTTCATCTCCATTGATTTAGCTTCAATACCTTTAAGCTGCATACTCATCTGGAATTCAACTTCCATTAAGTGATACTTAAGCTCAGCCTCTTGTTTCATTTTCTCAATATCGAATTGAGTTTCTGCTTGTTTGATCTGCATCTTAGCCTGCGTCTCAGCTTGCATAGCTTGCATAGCGTTTTGAGCAGCAAGTTGTTGAGATTGCATTTGACCTTCAATTTGAGATTGTTGTTTCTGTTGTTCGTATGCTTGAACCTCTTCTTGTCTCTTCTTCTTCTTAAGTTTAAGTAGCTGATTAGCTAACTTAAGGTTCTTAACCTCTCTAATATCAATAGCGTCCTCAAGACCAATAGAGTCTCTTTGAAGAGCCATTTGAATGTTGTTCTCTAACTGTTGTTTTTCAGCTTCGTCTGGAGACATCTCTATAAAAATACCGAAATCATAAATATATAAGTCTTTAATGTCGTCTAATAAGGAAACATTAAACTTACCTATCTGATTAGCGAACTGATCTCTAAATTCAGAGAACTCTAACACGTCAGCTACTCTTAATGATATAGCTTCAGATAATGTTCTCGTCAAATATAAGCTAGCCTCAAGAATGTGTCTTGTAGCTGTGTTTGAATTTGCAGCAGCTAGTTTTTGTAAACCAACTAAACTATTAGGGTCTGGCATACTTCCATCTCTAGCTTCGTTTAGTCCTGTCACGTCTCTAATCATACTCATATAATGATTATACGTACCAACTAATGCACTAATCTTACCTTGACCGTTATTTGAATTAAGCTCCTGGATAGGAACCCTTGCGTTGTTGAACTCTCCGTCCTGAGTATATGACCTACCTATTACAGATCCAGTTTGGAAATATAATCTAAGTGCGTCCTCTGGGTTATAAGCTTGACCATTGCCTAGATCTACTTCGTTAATACCATCGGCATCTATAAATACACCGTCTGGCACCATCTTAGCAAGTACCTGTTGAAGCTTTAAGTGTGTTATCTGAATAAGATCGGCAAAAGTAGTCATTCTTCTAACTAAAGATTCTACCTTACCCTTATACATTCTTGGTGCTACAGCAATATAGTTTGGCATCGCATATTGAGATGCTGATTTTGGTCTAACCATATTCTTAGACAATTGCCATTGAAGAACATAGTTTGTACCCATAACCATAACTCCCTCGTACCAAACATCAATTCTTTTTTCAACCTTCTCGAATCTACCCTCTTCCATCATTTCAACTGGTGGTTCGAATGTATCATCTTTAGGTATCATCTTAACAGTTCCGTTGTCTGTTATTTTTTTCTTGTAAACAATCTTCTTAGTTGTTTTATAATTAGCATAAAGAAGTGTAACGGAGTCTCTGTTGAATAAGCTGTTATTATAATACTGAGCTGCATTATAATAATTATACCATGACTGACTATGTTTTGAAATCTCTTCAAGTTGTTCAGTAGTTAATGTAGGATCAATTTTTAAAAGCTCTGTTATAGGGACTGTTTTAATTTCACCCCAATAAAAACAATCTTTAAAATAAGGATCCTCAGTGTAAGAATAAACAATGTTAGCAGGATCCACGTAATCAACCTTAATACCTTGTCCCTTTAAGAATTGATGTCTCAAGATACCAATACCTATTGTGGTGATATCGTAGTCAACTCTCTTTCTAATATCCATATACTTATTAGAATCAAGAACTGTGTTAATAGCTTCTTCTTCAGCTATCTCAATAGCTGGCTTATAGTTAAGCTGCATATAAAGTTGCAACTCTTCGTCTGTCTCTGGAAGATCCTCTGGGTTTGTGTTAAACGCATTGATTCCAAACTGATCTTTAATCTGATTCAATAATGGCTTAGCAACCATATCTGTCTCAATCATATCCTGATACTTGCTTCTCTTAGCTGCCGACATAGCGTCTTGAGCATAAGCTTTTACGTGGAATAATCTATCAGACATTCCATTCACAACGATATCTACAAACTTAGGTATAATTGGTACTGGAGTCCAGTCCAAGTTTAAGTAAGACAAATCACCGTCTATAGCAAGTTCGTTCTTATATTTTTGAACAGATTGTTCCCCTCTAGCATATAGTCTTAACCTATGATAATCAGTCCACTGATCATAGAATCTTGAACGCTGTCCGTCTTTTCTAAACCATTCGTATTGAACGGCTTGCATTATTTTTAACCCAAACTCCTTAGTATCTTTTTCGGAATCTGGAACATATTGCGTTGGGAACTGCACGTTCTTTATATCTATACTTATATTCTCCATTTATTTTAATATCTCGCTAAATGAACCACTATTATTATATCTTGCAAAGGTAATGCTTATTTTCGATTCTTTTTTAGAAGGTATGTACATGTTCTTTTGATTAGCCATAATAGCTAACCCTGAGCTAATTGCGGCATCAAATTTTGTTCTATTGTTTATATCAAACTTAGCCCAATCCTCTAATGTTCTTGAGAAATACATTGAACCCATCTCCTCTGGATCTCTATATGTTCCTTCTAAATCTAACCCAACGTGTTTCTCTATAAATGTTTCAATAGCGGACGCGTGAGACTGCTTAACGTCCTCAGATGAGTTAGGTATACCCCCAAGCTCTTTTTCTGTCTTAGAAAGGTTCGTAAAGTGTTTATCTGGTCTATTCATAGAGAAACCTCTATACCCTCTGTTCTTGAAGTGATATAAAAGCCTTTGTTTATTGTTCTCAATAAGAACTGGCATTCCGTAAAAAACACAAGCCATAAGAACCTCCTCAAAGAATATCTCTGCCGTCTGAGGTCTTGCTATGTATTCAAGAAAGAATTGATTACTTGGCGCGTCATCCATATTAAACTTCGTCATACCGTGAAGAGAACCATTAGATCCTCTGTTACCAACGGTTCCAGATATATCATAAGGGTCACACCCAAACGAACCAATATGTTCGTTGCCTGGGTACTTCATTCCGTTCTTTTTAATAACGTTATTAGTAATACCTCTGTTTGGTATCCAGGAGACAAGGAACCTACCCCTGACGTCTGGTGTCCATATAACCTCTGTATCCTGCTTCCCGTCCTTCCAATGAAAAGATCCTCTTGTAAGGACCCTATCCTTTATTAGAGAGTCGTTATAGTCGATCTGATGATATATCTTTGTAAGGTTGAATAAAGATGATTTAGACTCATCTCTAAACGCGTGTCCTTCTGTTCTAGGAAACTGACGATAGAACTCATTCAGAGCGTCTGGATCGCTTTTTAGAGAGTTAACCTCATTATTCCAGTAGTCAATAGCTCCGATCTTTATAAGACGACCATCTACGCCCATAACAGGGCTAGAAGGCGTCGTAAATACAGGGTAACCGTATCTATCTATATAACCCTCAAAATTCCACTCCATAGGAATGAATAATGAGTACATCCCAGATTTTGTTTGACCGTTATTATTTCTTGTTGACGGGTAAGAGTCCTCGTATAATTTTTTAAAGTTCTCCCCTCCTTTTTCTAAAGAGTTAGATGTAGATCCCATCATACATTTACCGATAATTCTACTACCTAAACGAAGACAAGTTTTTGTAACCCTCCAGTTGTTAAGAATATTATCTGGTTTCATCCATTTACCACTTTCGTCGTGTATTAGCAACTTAAGTTTCTCACCATCATAGGAGTTGTCACCTGTGTTTTTCCAGTCAATAGACGTGTCAAGACCCTCTAACTCAGAGTTATTCGAGTCAAACATATTCTTCTTTGTGATCTTAGACGCTGGAACTCGATACGCAAGCTCTGTCTTAGGCTTATCCATACCGTCCATAATAGGCTTGAAAAAGAACGGGTAGTTCGAGGATATCGGCACCACCTTATCGGTAAACATAGTCTTAGCATCACCTCCTGTTTTGGAAAGTATACCTATCCTAGCATCTTTTGCTAGAGTAGCCACGTTAACCCCTTCTCCAGACCCCATAAAAGAGAATCCAGAACGTCTGATCTTTAGGTATATCATACCGAAACACCTATCATCAGCCTTGCAGGCTTCCCAGTAAATAAAGAATAATCTATTAGCCTCCCTAAAATCTGGATGACCTACGTCAATCTTAGTCCATTGTAGGTACATATAGTGAGACCCTGTAACGTAGGTAGGAACCCCGTTGTTCATAAAGAACATACCTTCCTCTCTCCTATTAAATTCTCCCTCTATATAATCAACCCACTTACTTTTAAATTCTTTAGGCATTGAGTGCCAAGTAAATATGGATTTTATGTTACTAAGTTCCTTTGGATAATCAGCCGCTTCCCAGTACTGCTCTTCTTTTTTAGAATCTCTTTTATACACGTTTGTAGGAACAGCTGGGAGGGCTATATTGATTCCGTTCATATTGTATACCTCACCAATGGTTCCATCTTTTGAGATAACAATCATATCGTACTTTTCATCATAACCGTAAGCCCATGTTTTAGCTTTGTTTTTATTAGCTAACACACTGGCAGGGATATGGTTTTTTATTACTGAATGAAGTTTACTTTGACCTTCCCTCTGCAAATCCTCGTATTGACGGTCCGCTTTGTTTTTCTGGTTCTCCATCTAGCATTGATTTTTCTTGTTCTATTCTATTAAGTATAGTAAAAGCATCTTCTATTGCAAGCCTTTTGGCGGCAGCAGCGTTTTTAAGCCTGTCTGAGGCAAGATCTCCTCCGTCATCGGTTGGCTTAAGGATTTGCTCTTCAGCTACCTTTATAAGCTCCTCAACGGCTTTATACCCAGCGTTTATAATTCTAAGTTTTAATTCCATTTTACTGTTATGTTATTTGTAAACATTCTGTACAGTTTTTCTCCTTCAATAACAAATGGATACTCACATTCTGGCTCATAAGACACCTCGTCTCCAACATTAAGACCTAAGTCTATAAGCTCCTGGTTGATGTATTTTATAGTTCCAACCAACGGCTCCTCTGTTCCAGGCTTTAATATAAATGAATCCTTCTTTTCAGAAGGCTTTATAAAGCAATATTTAGAATGAGCTTTCCATTGACCTTCGTGACTATATAAAAAGAATTGATCGTTTTCTATAAAAAACATATCATCCTTAAAGAATGAAAAACCGCTCTTCTCTCGTCCCTTCATATCATAATATATTTTAAAAACATTATGATGAACAAGAAGGATGTCTCCAGGGATTATTTCCCCAGAGTATCCTAACGGAGTTTCTATTACCTCTGCAAATCTATTGGAAGCTGTATGATCTTCTTGGGATGTACTTGTTATAAAGTTTACATCTCCAATCTTCTTGATGTTGTCATACCTTCTTCCATTTACAGGTTTAACTATAAAATAGAATGGTGATTTCATTTAAAAATTTATATTGTATTCTATAGCTGTTGGCATGTTAGAGTTGAATTCCTTCCATAAGATAACCTCGTTATCCTTCTCTATCCATATCTTTAAGCTTTGTTTTTCTCCGTCAAACTGTATGAGATGTATGATATAGGTTTTATCTAATACAGGCTGACCTACAATATAATGCATAGCATCATTCTTGTAGTCTTGACCTATAGAGATTTTTCTAATATCTATCATTTTATTTCTCCAGAATCTAAGTTAACGGTAACATCCCCGTACTTCTCAGTCAACTCTTTTTCTGCGTCGGCAAAATCAGATGATAACTTTTCAAGTTCAGAGAATACAATAGTCTTTTTATTTTCTAAGTTTCTTATAGCTATCTCAATGTCAGCTATATTGTTCTTAAGAGACGCGAAGTTTTTATTTAGCTCTCTTAATTTTTCTAGTTCTTGGGTTTCTAGTACTTTCATTTGATTAAATTTTTTACAAAGATAGTTAAATTTATTATATATTATTATTGAACGGAGGAGGCAACGTAACGTATACAGGATTGATGATTAATTCAATCTGTGCGTTTATGTTTGCTTGTAGTTCCGTTACATCCATAGTTTCTTCCATCCAGCCAATAACTTGATCTTCTGATAAGTCAGGGTATGGAGTAAAAGCATCTGGTGTTGGTGTAGGAACTGATTCTGCTCCATATAAATTAGCAGTAATTCCGTCCTCATTAACTCCTGTGTAAATCCAATGCACTGTTGTAACAACATATTGCATTCCGTCTTCGTCTACTCTGCAATCAAACGCAGGAAAATCCCATTTGTAAGTGATCATAATTGTTCTGTTGTATAAGGTTGTTCATCATACCAAGTCCATCCATCTACTGGATATTCATAAGTATCTTTTAATTCTTTATCTAAAGTGTAATCTGGCGCATACACAAAGTTTGGTGCGTACTCCCAATTCAATCCTTCTGTTGAATCTTCTTTTATATAAGTGCTTTGTTTGTAAAATCCTGATGTTGTTTCCATATCTTTATCCTGTTACTGTCCAACCTTTTAAAGTTGCTATTGTTCTTGTACATCCTGCCGCTCCTGTGCAGCTTGTTATGTTTATTGTTTTTCCAACTACTGTAGGTAAATCTGTAAATAATTGATTTAATGCTGCGATTCCTAAATCACAGTAGGATACATCGATTTGTGGAGAAACGCCTGTATATTGACCAGCTCCTGCATTTAATAATCTTAATGAATTTAATTTATTAAAGTTTTGAGTTGTTGAACTTCCGTTAAATGTGAATCTTGAGAATGGG